ATCTTAAAAAAACCGTAAATTTTAAAAACTCTCGGCAGTGTCGGGAGTTTTTTATTTTATATCATTATACAAAAAAATTATAACGACATTATATTTATGTTATATGGCAGAAGGATTAACATATGGTATAAATTTTCCCTTTAGGGATTCATATGATGGTAAATTTCTTGATTTATCAAATACAAATAGAGAGGAAATACGTTCAAATTTAATTCATTTATTATTGACAAGAAAAGGTACGAGATATTATTTACCTGATTTTGGAACAAGATTATATGAGTATTTATTTGAACCATTAGATGGACCTACATTTTCACAAATTGAATCAGAAATTAGAGATTCGGTAAGTGAGTATATACCTGGTATTACTATTACTAAGTTAGAAATTGTTCCGGCTTCTGAAGGTGAAGAAGATAAAGGAACATTTGTTAATGGTAATGATGAAAGAGTTTTTAGGGTTCCGGGTATTGGGACTAAAGAACATACTGCAAAAATTAAAATTGATTACTTGTTAAACGACGATGCGTTCAACTCAAGTGATTTTGTTATTATAAATTTATAATATGAGTAATAAAAAGATTTCGTACACAACAAGAGATTTTCAGTCAATAAGAACTGAGTTAATTAATTTTACAAGAACGTATTATCCCGATTTAATTGAAAATGTTAATGATGCGGCAATATACTCAGTATTCTTAGATTTGAACGCTGCGGTAACTGATAACTTACATTTTAACATTGATAGAAGTATTCAAGAAACGGTGTTACAATATGCACAACAAAGGTCGTCAATATACAATATTGCAAGAACTTACGGGTTAAAAATACCGGGTCAAAGACCTTCAGTTGCGTTAGTGGATTTTTCAATTACTGTTCCTGCTTACGGGGATAAAGAAGATTTAAGATATTGTGGTATATTGAGAAGAGGTTCTCAAGTTAATGGTGCTGGTCAAGCCTTTGAAACGGTTTACGATATTGACTTTGCGTCACCAATAAGTGGTGATGGATTTCCTAACCGTTTAAAAATACCTAATTTTGATTCTAACAATAAGTTAATTAATTACACGATAGTTAAAAGAGAAACTGTTGTTAACGGTGTTACTAAAGTATATAAAAAAGTTATAACACCAAATGATGTTAAACCTTTTTATGAGGTTTTTTTACCTGATAAGAATGTCTTAGGGGTTACAAGTGTGTTGTTAAAGGATGGTACACAATATGGTAATGTTCCAAGTAATCAAGAATTTTTAGGGTTAGACAATAGATGGTATGAAGTTAAAGCATTGGCTGAAGACAGGGTATTTGTTGAAGACCCAACAAAAGTTTCGGATAGTCCTGGTATTAAAGTAGGTAAATATATGTCGGTTACTGATAAGTTCATAACTGAGTTTACACCTGAAGGTTATTTTAAAATGACGTTTGGTGGTGGTAGTCAATCGGCTGATGAACAATTACGTGAGTTTGCGAGAAACGGGTACAATTTAAATTTATATAAATATTCTAATAACTTTGCGTTAGGTAGTACTTTAAAATCTAACACAACATTATTTGTACAATACAGAGTTGGTGGTGGACAAGTTAGTAATTTGGGTGTTAATGTTATAACTCAAATTGGTACGGTTTCATTTTTTGTTAATGGACCATCAGAATCTGTAAATACAACGGTTGTTAATTCATTATCATGTAAAAATGTTACGGCAGCTATTGGTGGGGCGGATTACCCAACAGTTGAAGAGGTGAGAAATTTAGTTGCGTTTAACTTTTCGGCTCAAAATAGGGCGGTAACCATCAATGATTATGATTCCTTAATAAGAACTATGCCGTCTCAGTTTGGTGCTCCGGCTAAAGTTGCTATAACTGAGGAAAATAACAAAATTATAATTAAAATGTTATCATATGATGAAAATGGTAAATTAACAGAAATTGTTTCTGACACATTAAAAAACAATGTTGCTAATTACCTATCTAATTATCGTATGATGAATGATTATATATCAGTACAGGTTGCTAATGTTATTGATTTAAGTTTCACAATTGATATTGTATTAGAAAGTAGTCAAAATCAAGGGTCATTGATTAGTCAGGTTATTAACATAGTTTCAGATTATTTTGAATCTGGTAACAGACAAATGGGTCAAAATGTTAATGTTTCTGAAATAAAACGTTTGATTCAATCAACTAATGGTGTTGTGAGTATTGCTAACCTATATGTCTTTAATAAAGTTGGTGGACAGTACTCATCATCACAAACATCACAAAGATATGTTGATAATGATACTAGAGAAATCGAATTAATTGATGAAACAATTTTTGCGGAACCAAGTCAAACATATCAAATTAGATTTCCAAGTAACGATATTAATATTAGAGTTAAAAATCTATCGACCACTAATTTTAGTTGATGATTTATTTTGAAAATTTATCATTTATCTTTTAAAAATAGTAAATAAACTATTTATTTTAAAAGAAAATAATGTCAAATTCATATAGGTTAAGAACAACAGTAGGTGTTGATAAATCAATTAGAGTTAAACTCGACCAAGATTTTGAATCACTTGAGGTGTTATCTATAAAAGTTCTTCAAAGTGACGTTTATACTAGAAGATGTTCTGATTATGGTGTAATAATTGGTAGAGTTAGTATTAATAATGGTTTTGGTGTTCCAAACGCTAAAGTTTCAGTGTTTGTACCGTTATCTGATAGTGATGAGGTTAATAATCCGATAATTGGTGATTTATATCCGTATAAAAGTTTAACACAATTAAATTCCGATGGGTATCTATATAATTTATTACCAACGGAACCGTCATATAGTAACCACGTTCCTACAGGTTCTTTCTTTACTCGTAAAGATGTTTTAACCAATCCAACAAAGATAGAAATTTTTGATAAGTATTATAAATACACCGCAGTAACAAATGAAAGTGGTGATTATATGATATTAGGTGTACCACTAGGTTCTCAAACAGTGGTAATAAATGTTGATTTATCGGACATTGGTGAGTTTTCATTATCACCTCAAGATTTGGTTAGAATGGGTGTTGCAACACCCCAACAAGTTGATGGTACTAAATTTAAATCATCAAGTAATTTAAATGAATTACCTCAGATTATAACAATAAATAGAAACATTACGGTAGAACCATTTTGGGGTGATGAGAATGTTTGTGAGGTGGGAATAACAAGAACCGATTTTGATTTATCCGCAGAAAAAAATATAACAATACAACCGACATCTATCTTTATGGGTTCGATTATCTCTACAAATGATGACCATTCGTTGAAGAGAAATTGTAAACCAGATTTAAAGTCGGGTAGTATGTGTAATTTGATTGCGGGTCCCGGTCAAATACAAGGTATCCGACAAACAATTAAAACTGACGTTAATGGTCGACCTGTTTTAGAAGTTGCTAATTTAGAAGAGGGGGGTCAAGTTATTGATGACAATGGAACTTGGATGTTCGATGTACCGATGAATTTAGATTATGTGGTAACTAATGAATTTGGTGAACAGGTTATATCAAAAGACCCTAAAAAAGGTATCCCAACTAAGGGAAAGTATAGGTTTAAGATAATGTGGAATCAGCCTACCGATTTAGGTGCGAGAGTAAAACGGGCTAATTTTTTAGTTCCAAATATTAAAGAATATGGTTGGACTAGTCCGTCAGGTGTTGACCCATTAACAGGGAAACCAACGGCTAGTCGAGGTAAGTTCGGTAATCTTGACAACCCTTGTGATTATGATAGTAGTGTACCATCAACACCAAACGGTCGAGCAGCTAAAGCATCATATGCTTTTAGTTTAGATTGGAGTGATTATGGTCAAGTAAATACTTTAGGTAATTTAACACCGTTAGGTGAGTCAATGGTCTTGGAAGCAATTAATTGTCAAGATAGATTTTTTGAAATGCAATACAATAAAGTATATACGGTATCTCAATTAATTAGTGAGTATCGTAAAGGTATAGCAAATAATCGAATATTAAGTATTAAAAATATATTAGATGATACTTGTGAATCAACTAATAATAAGTTTCCATCAAACGATGGTATGTATAGAATTGATATAATCTTTATATTATTTCAAGTTTTGATGTTAATAGCTTACGCTATTTTATTTATTGTAATATTTTTATACCATTTATTTATTTGGGTTTTATGTAAAATAATTAAACCAATTGTTGGTGTGTTAAAAGACTTTTGGTGTTGGTTAAAAGATGTTGGGTTTTCAAATAGTTTTTTTAGTTGGCATCCTTTTAGAGGGTTTGCTGGTGATAGATGTAACAAATTCACCAAAAAATATAAAGATTTGGAGGATAAGTGTAAGAATACCTCGTTAAAATTACCGAACTTAACCTATCCTGATTGTGAATTATGTTCTTGTGAACCTGAAGAACCAAAAACAACACCACCAGACCCAACTGACCCGATTCAAATTCCTAATTCATCAAATGCTGATATTTTAATAGTTGGTTCGTTTAATGGTCCGTTTGATAGAGTTGATGGTCAAGGGGGTACTTTTATGTCACCTAAATCAAATGACCCGTTGTTTATTTCGGGTGTTCAACCGGCTAACGGTGGATTAATTAATTTAAAAGGTGTGCCAACTGATACACCGAGTTATGCTGATGGTGATGGTTATAGAACATTTAGTAGTGATTTACCTTGGCATGAACGTTTTAATTTATTTAACACTAAGGCAAAATACTTTGATGATAGTGATGATAATCCAGGTGGTAATGTTAATAGAATTGCGGTTAGATATAATACTGATTTAAACGGTGGTCCGTTAACTTCGTTAGGTCTATCTGGTTTATATCACTTTGACAATGTGATTGCGGTTATTATTGATGAAAATGATGAGAGTACCTTTAATGAGGGGGATATGTTTACAAACGTTGACCCAGGTAAAACAAAAGATATAAATTTAACAAAAGTATCACCTTCAAATACTTTTGGAACAAATAGTATTACGGGTTCAACACTTGGAATTCCTTATAATGGTGACCCAAAAGTTAATGTTAGAAATGTGGTTGTTAATTATGCACATCCTGATGGTGTGACAGGTAATATATCAACAACATATACAATAACAGGTAATTCTGAAACAACGTTTCATAAATTCCCGATGGATATTGAGTATATGCAAGTGATTCATAAGGTCAAATTAAATGATTATGTAACCGCAGTTGAATCATTATTACCTGATTTACCTAATTCATTTTATAGTAGAGTCATCAATGCTGGATATTCTATGGTGGTTACTAATGCTACTACGGGATTTGAAGCAATTGGTTTATCTAATTATAGGTATTATAATAGTTTTAGAGGTACAGGTCTTCAAACTAATGGTTCAAATTGTACCACAATAGGTGAGGGGTCTTGTTTGGGTTATATTCGACAATATTTTCCGAATTCTGAAAATTTAAGGATTTTATTTTTTGTTAGAGGTGTTGACCCTAACTCACCAAAAACAAGTATCTCATATGATTTAAGTCGACTTTATGGTAAAAATTCTTGGGGTAAAAAAATTGTTACACTACCTAACGCAAGAATGAATATACCTATACAAGGTAAATTTAGATGTGTTAGACACTTAATTACTGATAGTAATCTTAATGATACTTATGCTGGTGTACCTTTATTCCATGATTCTTTTATGTGGAAACCGTCAAATTATTCACCTCAAATAGGACCTGCTAAAGACCCGACCACAATTCAGTTTGATGCTAATGGTGATGAGATACCGGAAAGTGGTCAACCATATAGTGTGACAACATTAGACCCTGATTATAGACCTGAAGGTTGGTGTAAATTTAATTCATTTATAACTGATAATCATCAATATTATTCATACATTGATGAAAATTGGGGTTTTCCATCAGATAATTTAAATTTATTTGGTCTTCAGGGGTATATTGGGATTCATAACCCAATAAGTAATGGTGGTCTTAGAATATCTGTTGATGTATCTAAAGTTAGGTCAGGGTTGTCTAATACGTATGGTTGTTATTGGGCTCCACAAACTGGTTTCAATTCAGGACCGAGTGATTGTTGGACATATTATTTATCGGGTATGTATTGGCCATATGCTAACGATAGAACATCAGATAATGGTTCTTGTTTAACTCAATCACCAATTGATAAAAAAAATAAAGGTTATTTTCCGAATGAAAGTGTTGAAGGTGGTAATATTGCGTTATTAAGTAATAACAATTTAAATATTAATATTGATAATGCTCTTTGTGATAATATGGTTCCTGTTATCAATTTTACTCGTACTAATTTAACTGCTGAAAAAGATGTCTTATTTAGGTCAGGTTATTACAGTTATACTTATAAATCAATTATTCCTCAAAATTTAAATATTGTGTTAGGTTCTAGTGAACATCAAATCGTGATGAGGAGTGATAGATTACCATCATCATCATTTGAAGAACGAAATAACGCACCGTACAATAATATGAGTTATACATTGATGGGTAATAATAACTTTAGTTATTATAAAATTAGTGATGATGGTTCGGTTCAGTCATTAGAGGGTGTTGGTAGTACTTCAGGTGTTGGTGCAGGTGCTGATAGTACGGCAACGAACGCTGAGGTTGATTGTGGTGGTGATATTTTAAGTACGTTCAGTTGTGAAGGTTTAATACCTTTAGATTGTTATTACATTAATAATGACGGTAATTTTAGTTTTCACCCAAAACCAACAGGACCAATACCAGCGTCGGGACCTGGTAGTTGTTGGGGTAATAGATTACCTTCAGGTAGTAATAGTGAGTATGGTACACAACCTGAACCAATATTTAATTCCGCTTGTTATATTTTAGGTACGGTTCCTTTTGAAACTTTATCATTAGATTATAGATTATTACAAGAATGGAGAGCTAGAATGGTGGTAACATTTGCGGCTTGTAGAAATGTGTTTTCACACTCATTTACTAACAATTGGATTAACGGTACATTATATGCTTTCTCGTTTATTAATTCAAGAAGATTTACAAGTCCAACGGACCCAGACCCTAAAAAACGTAATAAACCATATAATTGTTTATGTAAGAATAATATCTATTTTAATAATGAAACTAATAATTTCTATTATAGAAGTAGTCCTTATAATTCAACTGATAATAGTTTTCTTGGCAGAAAAAATCCTGTAAATTGGTTAACAGGGAATCCATTTGGGGGTAATAAGAAAAATTTAATGTTTCCAACAACTATAATGGATTTAGGTCCAAGGGATGTTTTCACGCAAGAAATTGTCTTTTCTAATGATTATGATGGTTATGTTATGAAGAATTTAGAAGCCACAACATTTAAAGATGTTAGTGATTTATTAAACACCTTTATAATATCTCGTTTTATTAATAGAACGTTATTAGATAAGATTTTATCGGCACTTGGTGTTAGTGCGGTTCTTAAATATTTTAGTCGTAAAAATTTAAAAATTGATGGTGACTACGCACAAATGGTATCAATTAATTCTGAATTAGGTACTTTAGGGTTTAGTGATGAAAATTATAATAGTTGTACGGATATTATGTATAATGGTGGTGATTCTAGTGATGGTGTGTTTGGTATTTATTTTTCATCTAACACTCAAGTTAGAGACTATGTTACACCTAAAAGAACTATTATAACTGAGGATAGTACAATAAATAATAGTGATTGTGCTTTTGAATTTTTTAAAGTTAATACACAAGTGGTTCCTTATTATCAATGGTTTATTAAACCTAATTATAATGATAATAAAGAATATGATTCATCAAAACCATTATATCCTTTAGAAACTAATGCTTGGGGTAAACCTTATGATACTATTTTTGGTAGTCAATTAAATGATTGGTCAACAGAACCATATTCGGGTACAACATTTTTTAGTTATGGGTATCAAAATCTTGATAGATTATTGAAAACCTCAAGATATTTTAGAACTAATGGTGGTGGATTATTAACAAAATATTATCGAGGAAATATTTATTCAGTGGACAATTCAACACCGCCGGTTCAATCTTCAAATGTTACATATTGGGATAAAAATAGTTCAGGTTTAAATGTCCCACAAGCGGAAAGGATTGTGAATACAGGAGCTCCGTTTTATTTTTATTTTGGTTTGTATCAAGGAAAATCAGCTTTTGATAGATTTACTAAAAAATGGATTGATAGTGAAATATTAACAGATTAAAAGAATAATGGGAAATAATAAAGAAATAAGAATAGTTTTAAGTACATTAAGGTATAAATCAGCACCTGAATTATCATCAGCAATTCAAGTACCATTGGTTCAAAATGTTAAAGAACTTGTTGAATATGATAGGTCGGCTAATGTTAGTTTGGCTCAGGTGTTTGATGACGAGCGTCAAAAATCAACTGTATTTAGACCAACGGGTAAGTTTTCAATACTGTTTAATAATGCTTATACCGGTAAAACAAATTATGAACCATTTGAAAATAATTTATATTATGTTGATGTTAAAGAATTGGCTAAACAACAATGTTTAAGTGACCCCAATTCTGTTTGGTGGAAAGGATTTCCACAATATAATGAGTTTGATTTTATTAGAAATGATTATAATGTACCTGGTTATACAATACCGCCAAATAATCATTTAGATTTCATAACTAAAAGTGCTAGTACGTACAATTGGAATCATTTTTTAAGTTATCCATATAATAATAACTACAATAAAAACATGGTCTGTACTAATTCTGATGGTGTTTTTACTTGGAAATCGGGTGATGGAATTCCATTTAATATTACTAATATTATAGATAGTGGTAATAACATTGTTAGTTTCAAGTGTCCAATTAAACATGGGTTAAATGAAGGTGAATACGTTAAACTTAGTTTTAGTTATTTAGGTGATAGTTACTTCGAAGTGTATTCGTTAGGTGATGGTACAATAGGAAGTGATGAATATGTCTTCAACATATTCAATTATGGGTTTACAGGTAATGTATTTTATAATGGTCAAAAAGGTACGTTTAAACGAGTAATTGATATTAACAACCCAATTGATACGACATCTGAGTATTATGTAAAAGAATTAAAGTTACTAACAAATCCTGAAGATGCGGTTTTAATTAAATCGGGGTTTGAACAAAATGTTTTTGGTAAAACAAAAAAATATGAAAGTAGTGGTTTTACACCTAATAAAATAGAAAGAGTATCGGTAAAAGAAGGGTCACAATCATATACTTTAACATTTAATAAAGATATTGATTTAAAACCACTAAGGGATAATCAAAAAAGACCTGTTACTGAATTATTTTTTAATGTGATATGGAAAGGATATTTTGGGTGGACTTTAAACGATGGTTATAAGTTAAAACAAGGGTATGAGTTTAATTTACCGTTAGTCAATAATAAACCTGATAGTTGGTGGGATAAAACAAACGTTAAGTCATCTACAAATTTTAGTATTGGTTCATATGTTAAATCGTCAAATAATGTTGGTTATAGGTTTAATTATGTAAACTCATTAAAAAAAGATGATGTTATTGATGGTGACTTATGTGAGTGGAATAATTTTGACCAAACTGAAAGAACAATTTCAGTCTTGTATCATAAGTTTGTGTATAATAACAATGTTTTTGATATTAAAGAAAATAACACGCAAAATTATAATAATATGTTGGGGTATTATTACCAACCAAATTATAAAATGACTGTTAGAGTTTTCTCGGATTATATTGAGGATGGGGGTGTGAATACGGGTAATTTACCTGATTATTCGTATTACTCAACATATAGTGATTCATTTATTTGGAGGGATATCTATTCGTATGGTTTTATTGACCAAGATGGTAGAGGTGTTAATTACCCGTTTTTAAATGGTAAACATTATCCTTATAGAAATTATGTGTTTAGAATAATACCCGAAGGAACTAATTTTATTAGTGATAATTTAATAGAAGACCCAACAATAGACAATTGTGAATAAATATAGATTTAATATACCTGAGAATGACGGTTATATCAATATACCGTTAGAGATTAAATGGGACTTCCAAGGGAGGGATGAAAGTATTGAATTATATGAGGAAGATGTTATTAAACAAATAATTGGGGGACCTAGAGATTATGAAATCACTAGATTTTCTCACGATTTCCATACAAATAACACCAAGACTGACATAACATATGAATTTAATTTTTTTGATAACAATCCTGGTACGGGGAGTGATATTTTAGTTGCAACATCAACTGATTGGTCATCAACTTATCTTAATGAGGGGTTTACATCTAGTCAGATATATTATTATGAGAATCCTTTTACAAAATCATTCTTTAAGTTGGATTTTTATGATAGTAATGATAGTACAAATCAAACGTTATTTTTTACAATTATTATACCGACACAACAAGGTGGTACTGAAACAGCAAGTATTTCACCTTTAATACCTGATGTTGAGATAAAACGACCTGTATTTAAACTTGATTTTGTTGGTGATAAAGAAGGTTTCTTTATCTATTGGGTACGAGATAAAAATACGATTGATATTTCAACTTTTTATATGAGTGCGAAATTTTTTAATGCACGAGTTGGTGGGTTTATGAGAATGATGACGACACCACAATCTAATCTACCAAATAAATTTTTATTTGATGATAGAAAATACTTTTACTATAAAGTGGTTCTTGACTATGATAAATATACGTATTCGATATATGACACTACTGATGTAAGAGTTGGAACTACTAGTTCCATAAAATGGTATGAATACGTTAACCAACCTTAAAAATGGAAGAAAGAATATTTCATTATAGAATATCACCTGAAGTAATTAAAAATGATTTATTTTTAGTTAATTATACGGGTAATAGTGACACAACAAATGCTGAATATGTATATTGTTGTGATATATACACGAGTGCCGTAACTAAATATTTTTCAGGTCAGACTTATGTGTATTCCTCAATGACAGAGATTTTATCGGGAGGAACAAATGGTTCTTCATTACTTACTGGGTTAACAATTCCGATTTTTATAACTGAAAATACTACTGATATCGGAATTTATTCGGTGTTTGATGGGATGGTGTTACAACAGGAGACTATGACTAACTTCTTATTTTCGTCAACAACAACAAATCCTAACACATATTATTTTTATAATACATCTGATACTGAATTTAAAAAGTATTTATCGTTTTCCGATTATAAAGTTGATTGGGGTGATGGGTCCCCACCAACAACGGTAAATAGTGTTTTACCGAATAATTACTCACACACATATACACAAAATGGTCAATTCACAATAACTATGTCAGGGATGAGTCCTTGGGGTGTGAATTTAATTAAAAAAGATGTGTATGTTCCTTATACTGATGTTGCAATAACAAATCCTAAAGGAACTGCGTATTTTGTTCCTTCAGGAGGTAGTTGGTCGGGGACACCACTAAGTTATGATTATATTTTTAGTGGTGATTCGATATGTGATGTTGAATTACAAACAAGTGGTAATTTTACAACAATACCTTTTAAAGTTACGGGTTATACTAAATCAACCATGAATGATTTAGAGGTATACGGTAGTAAATACAATCCATCATTGTATGATGGTAGATTTAAAATAGGTATTCAAATAACTGCTGATACAAATACTGTTGGGACTTTTTGGGGTCCATCTAGTGATGGTCTGTATACTGCCTACACAATTAACGATATAAATTATTTCGATTATTTTGATGGGACTACGGTGTTTGTTGTTGAATCATCAGGTGTTACTTCAGATATGATAGTTTGTTCAGGGATAACTAAAAATGAGTTATTACTTAATGTTATTGATGAACCTGTTACGCAGTCGGATATATTTATCGAAAGGGGTAAACAATCTGGACTTGAAGGATTAATGAGGTTGGGTGAAGTGGACAATGTGGGTGACCTTGAAAAATATGGTTATGGTTATTTTAAGGTAAACAATATACAATAAAAATATATCAATGATATTTATTGTTATGGTTACTAATAAATTTACGGATGATGAAATTTTAAAAATAAAGGGATGTTACATTCAAGGGTTAAGTTGTGTTGAGATTGGTAAAATATATGGAATTAGTAAAACACCAATAAATAAATTGTTAAAAGAATTAGGTGTTTTAAGGAAATCGAAAAGTAATGGTAAAAAAATTATTTTAAGTGAGGAACAAAAAAATAAAATAAAGGAAATGTACTGTGATGGATTAAAAAGTGCTAATGAAATATCGGTTGAACTTAATTTAACTAAATCTTTTATTGATAAGTATTTAAGTACGGTAAATTTTAGAAGGACTAAAAGTGAGGCGATGAGAGTGATAAAAACGGGTAAAAAACTATCGGATAAGGTTAAACAAAACATGAAAATTGGGCAACAAAAATTTGCAAAAAGTGGTAATAGACAACAAACAGGTGGGGTTTGTAAACGATTTGTTGTAAATGGTTTAACATGTAATGGTACTTACGAAAAATACTATATTGAAAAGTTAATTGATATGGGTGAAGTTTTACCAAATGAAGGGGGTTCAGTTATAACACCATATGGTGTTTATTATCCGGATTTTAAAATCAATGATACATTTATTGAGATTAAATCTGATTACACATTTGATGTGTTAATTGGTAAAATTAAAAGTCGTTTTAATGGTGATTTTGAAACTAAACAATTACATAAAATAAAATGGGTAAATGAAAATATTGGTAATGTTGATATTATAGTTGTTGACAAGAAAAATAATAAATTAATTAAAAAAGAAATTTAATGGCAACTGGCGTTTATGGAACAATAAGACCGGCTGACGTATCACCTGAAGATGTTGAGATAATTTTAAATTATACACCATCAAGAGATGAAACTGATAATTTTGTATTAACTAAGTTAGATTCAACTGCGGTATTAAGACCTTATTTTCATAATGATGAAACGGGTGGTAATAATAGTGTTGAAATTTTAGGTGGATTATACAATTTAAGATTACCGGCAGAACAGTTTAATAAAATAGGTATTTACACTTTATTTATTAGACCTGCAGAAATAAGAACAACTATTTTAGATTGTGGTGTCTTGTCGGCATTACCTAATGTTAGAGGTATTATTTTTGATTTAAATCAAGTTCCGAGTCAGTTTAGAAATAAATTTGTCACACAGGGATTAGTTGGGTTTAGAGTTGAATATTTAAATTCTGATGGTACTAAAATACCTAATTTTTTTAGGTTAATTACCTCATCGTTTTATTGTGAACCGGTGATTGAAAATTTAACAAATACGTCTCAAAAATCTATACGTTACAGATATACTGATACGGTAACTAATATAATGTTTTGTACTTTATCACCATCAACTTCACCAACTAATAGACCAACATCAATACCCTATATTGGTCAGCC